CAGATGTGTATAAGAGACAGGGTATCTATGGCGTCACTCTAGGACATTAGTTTCATTATGTGATTTTTATTGGTGGCATTGCCTATTTTTTAAGCACAAATAGGGACTATGGTCACTCCTTAGTCACTCCGTCGTAACTCTTTAGTCACTCCTTAGTCACTCCGTCGTAACTCCTTAGTCACTCCAATGTCATCATCAGCAATCAACAGCAACCTGACGCCTTCACGACAAATCCATCTTGTGATGACACTTTACTAGTACTCTATAGTCCTCTTAAGCCAACTCTATTCCTCGGTACTCTCCAGATCTCACCAGCTTCTCTCTATCAGAGACACGACTACGACTAATCCTAACATGTCGTTCATGTTAGTCGTAGATACTAATGAAAACTTAAGAGTGCATAATGCTCCCTTCGGCTGACAGCCGGTCTGCAATAGACCAAAAGTGTTGAGACTGTCAGCCGTCGGGGGAGGAACTTATGAGGCAGACCTGAGGTAAACTCTCTATAAAGGTGTACAAGAGTCTAAGCTATTGATATCGTTAGATATTCTTGAGAGGCTAAAAATAGTGTTACATTGGTCATCCGTTGACCTATTTACGTAACATAAAGTGTGCTATATTGAACCTTAGCCTCTGTGCGATTCAGCTTAAGAGGTCAGAGGGACAACCAGTGCAGTCACCGCGTGTTATCCAAGGTCGACGGCTAGTTGTCCCTCGTCTCTCATTCGCAGCTACGTTGGCCTGTCGACGGATCGAAGTAGCAGGCTTCTGCATCTTGATGAGTCTCTTCGGGTTTATCATCTTGAGAAACCTCGTTCAAGACACCGTACCGTTTGCCTGCTGCTCTGAAGGTCGTGATGCCTTTGCAGCCGTCAACCCAAGCATCATAGTAGAGGCGTTTGAAGTCATCATAAGACACGTCGGAGCCTACGTTACAGGTCTTGCTGACTGCACTGTCGACATACTTCTGGACCAGCGCTAGGACCTTCCTGTGTTGTTCTGCAGTGATGCTGTTGGCAGTTCTCCCGGCACATCCTCTGGCGTAAGCATAGTCCTCGACACGTTCTGTCACCTGTCCTTCTTCTAGGTGCATCGTGCGGTCATAGAAGAGACTGAAGGGTGGCTCGATGCCACTGCTGATGTTGTCTGCCATCAGGCTGATGGTGCCTGTGGGAGCGACAGAAATCAGGTGGCTGTTGCGTATACCACCACACTCTCTAATGCGATCCTTTATGCTTTCCGGTAGTCCTTGGGCAAAGCTTCCTGCACCTTCAAGATATAACTTCTCGTCGTACAGTGGAAACGGACCTTTAGCACTCGCCAGATCTGCTGAAGCATAATACGCAGTGTTTCTGAGGACCTGCATCAGGCGCTCTGTGAAGTGCATGAAGTGCTCACTGGCGTAGGGATACCCAAGCATCTCTGCAGCGTTGGCTAGTCCTGTGATACCTAAGCCCATCCTGCGCTTGTCTTTGGCTTCGATCTCTTGCTCTGGCAGCGGGTAGATCGTGCGGTCGATCACGTTGTCCATCATTGCTACGACGTCGTAGATGTCCCTCTTGAAGAGGTCCCAGTTGAAGTTGTTAGCTCCGGTCTCTTCAAAGGCATCATAGGTATGCGTGAGGTACTTAGTGAGGTTAAAAGAACCCAACAGACAGGCACCGAAGGGTGGCAGTGGTTGTTCACCGCACGGGTTCGTCGCGGCGATATCCTCGCAATACCATAGATTGTTCTTGCGGTTGATCTGGTCGATGAACAGAACGCCGGGTTCAGCCCAATCCCAAGTCGACCTCATGATCTCATCCCAGAGTGCCTGTGGATCTATGCTCTTGTAGACGCGACCCTCGAACTTGAGGTCAAAGGGTTTGCCGTCCGTCAGAGCATGCATGAACTCATCAGTCACCCCGACAGAGATGTTGAAGCCTGTCAGCTTGTCGCTGTTGTGCTTCGCTCTGATGAACTCCTCGATGTCGGGATGGTCGATGCGTAGGACACCCATCTGAGCGCCTCGACGGTGACCGCTGCTACTGATGGTCTGACACACTGCATCATAGATCCCCATGAAGCTCACAGGGCCGCTGGAGCGGCTGTCCAGTGACTTAATGAGGTCCTGTCGGGGCCTGATAGTACTGAAGTCATAACCTATGCCACCACCGCGTCTCATGGTCTCTGCTGCCTGTGACGCCCGGTGCATGATGCTGGTCATGCTGTCGTCGATAGTTCCCGACACAAAGCAGTTGTATGCTGTCGTCTCTCTGACAGCACCTATGGCGTTTTGGACGCGACCTGCAGGCAGAAAGCGCATGTTCAACAGGATGTTCTGCAGCGCCTCTTCATGCTTCGCGTCATCCGCAAGCGTCTTGGCAATGCGGAAGCATTTATCAGCAAAGCTCTCGTTCTTTTGACAATACTTCTCGCGGTCAATCTGTTGACTAATGGGTAATGCTGGGCCGTAGTCGGCAGGATTAAAGTTGTGCTTATAGTGCGTCATCTTGGGGCTTTCGTCCTTCTATTTGGTTGATGCGGAATTGTGCGTAACGGATGATCTTGTGAAGATCGTCGATTTCGTTGCCCTTGAAGCCTGCGCGGGATGCATACTTGATGATGTTGCCGCGCCAAAACTCCATGTCGTTCAGCATGATGAACTCAATGGGTTCGACAGGAAGCTCGTTATAATGAGGGGGGTCTGAAGCTTGGTTGTTCGACACTGCGCACTCCTTTTGGTTTTATGTTTTTCAAATGTGACCTGTAGCCGTTTTGGTAGAGGTACTTTTCGTGCTTGCAGAGGCGCAGCCCAAGCATCCACTCTTCTTCTGCAGTTGGGCTGGGGTTTCTGAAGCTGGCACGGATCAACAACGGGATGGGATCTCTAATGGCTCTCATCGTGTGGGTCCCATAGTCTAATAGTGTTGGTTGCTGCATCCCAATCGCTTCGCCTCAGTATTCTGGCGCATCTTGCTTGTGTCAGCGCTTGTTCCTCTGTCATGCCTGCCTTCTGGTACGCAGCAGCGACAGCAGCCCAGCTTGGGTGTGGGCCTAAGATCTTCTCAGCCGTCTTAATGCCGACGTTTGGGCATCCTTTGTAACCATCTGTGATGTCCCCGGTCAGCGCCTGCAAAAGGAAGTGCTTGTCGGCTTGCTCTTTTGTGATTTCCACTAGTTCCCCAGTCATGGGGCGATAGAGGGTACATGGGATTGTCTTCATGTCCTTATCGTCACTGACAACAATGGTCTTGTATTTGTCGTCGGTGGCAGCGATCCCCATAACATCATCAGCCTCAAGCATTGGCTCCATAGCATACTTGAAGTTTTGCTTGGCCCACTCGACCAGCGCCTTGTAGCCTACCGGCTTGCGGGTCTTCCGACGTCCACTTTTGTAAGGCGTGTAAATCTCATGCCTAAAGTTGTCTTTGTCTGACAAGCAGACAAGCAGGCTATCAGCTTCGAGAAATTCCTTTACGTCTTCGACAAGTGACCAAAAGACTTCCTTGGCGTCTTTCAAGTCAGTCATTAGAGACCAGATGTCGTCTCCCCAATCAACCTCATGCTCTGCAGCGGCGGCGGCTCGATATAAATAAAGGTCACCGTCAAGCAGGATCACGGGGTCCTGTGTGTTCATCCATGAGGTTCTTGATGTATTCATCAAGCTCTCCTTTCATCATTAGTCCCTTCGTTGTGATGAGCCACGTCTTCCCATAGACGTCGTCGTCAATGGCTGTCGTGATCATCCCCTCGCAAGCGAGGATGGCTATGTGGAAGGCGGCGGTTCTGGCAAAGTCTGACTTAATGCCAATGGGTCGTCGCCACGCCCGGTATAAGACAGCCAGCAGTGTCGCCATGTGCAAAGCGAATGCTGCCTGTGCCTCATCTTTAATGAGTGTCAGCCCATGTATTTCCGATTTGATATTCTGAGGTGATGGGGATTTTAAACTTGAAAGCCTCTCCGCTCTCTCTCGCCATTCTTGTAGTGATATCACGTCCGACATGCTGTGCGATCTCCTCTGTTCGACAAGCGATCTGGACCTCGTCGTGTATCCAACCGACGATGTAACAATCGCCGTCTGGGTATTGCTCTTGAATTGCTTGATCGATTAGCAGGACCCACTGCTTGCACAGGATTGCCCCAGCGCTCTGCAGCAACTGTGAGAGCGCCTTGTGCTCGCTTCTGAGATACAGGTGCCTGCCATCCAGACCGTACAGGTGACCCCTCTGAGAGGCTGTCTGAAGGTTTCTCTTGAGACGTGCGAAGGCAGGCACACTGTTCTCGAA